CAGTGCCTTTTAATCTAGACATGTTATATACATAGAAATATTTATCTCCGTCACTTGATCCAGGTGTAAACATGTCGCCTTCTTCTACATTTATTTTCTCCTCTTTTCTAAAAGATATACCTAATTTTTTACCTATAAATCTCATGTCGGCAGATTTCATTACATCTTCGGATTTCATTCCAACCCAACGAAAAGCAAGAGAGTGTAGTGTTCTAAAGTGAGGAAAATATTTTTGATCTAAATTAAATTTAACACAAGCTCTGTCAATAGCTTCTTGAGCAGCTTTTCTTGTAAAAGACAAAAAGGCTATTCTTTGAGGATCTACCCCATCTGCAATAGCTTCTTCTATAATATTTAAAAGTTTAGTCGTTTTCCCCGTGCCAGGTGGTCCATATATAGCAATCTCATTTGCCATGACATGCTCCTTTTGCATATATCTTTACTGCCTCTGGGTGTATTCTCCACAACTCTTCAACGACATAATCCTCTATAAGTTTCTTGTCTTTGTTACATTCGTCCATGTCTTTAAAAACTACACCAGGATTCCAAAAGCCACACTTTCCTTTGCCACCTTTGTATCTGCATTCCTCAACTATGATTGTGCAAAAAGCTATTAATACTTCCATTATTGATACTCTTTAAAAAACATTTCTATGAAAGACTCTCTTCTTTCTATAATATAGTCCTTAACCATTTTAAAATTTCGTGCCAATTCTTGTTTATGAACTAAATCTGCTCTCTCTTCTTTGGTAAGAGAATAAGGAACCTTTTTTTGCTCTCTTACAAACT